ATGGCAGTACTAACCAGTCCGATTACGCTTGTGATTGCAGCTTTTGCTGCACTGGTGGCGGCAGGTGTGTATGTATACCGTAATTGGGACACAATTAAACAAAAGGCAAATGACGCATGGAATAGCATTAAAGAGACTTGGCAGGGCGTTGGCGAATGGTTTGGCGAGCTTTGGGGTAAAGTCAAACAGACCTTTTTTAATTGGTTATCACAAATGCCAAAACCAGTACAAGATATGGTGGCTAATATTGGTGAAATATTTAGCACAATTGTGAATGTGGCAGGGGCGGTTTGGGATGGCATTGCCAATATTGCTAAAAGTGTGTGGCATGCGATAACAGAATTTGTCTCTTACGCCATTGATAAAATTAAGCCTATCATCAAATCTGTTTTAGAGTTTTTTAAAAACGCATGGGACGGCTTGGTTAGTATTGCTAAAACCGTTTGGCAGGCGGTTGTCAGTGTTGTTAGCCATGTTTTTGATAAAATATCTGGCATTATTAGTACACAATTTGAAGTCATGAAAGCGATTTTTATGGCAGGTGTTACCATTTTTGCCAGTATTTTTAATGCAGGCTTTGAGATGGTGAAAACCATCTTTAGCACCGCTTTTAAAGTGATAACAGCCGTATTAACTGGCGATATGCAAGGCGTAAAAGACGCCATCAAAGATGGTTTTCAAAAAGCCGTTGATATCTTAAAAAAATTGGTTGGTAACATTGTAGATGCCTTAAAAAACTTGGCAAAGATTTACTACAAGTTGGGCGTGATGCCATGCAGGGCTTTATTAATGGTATCAGCGAGAAAATAGATGCAGCGGTTAGCAAAGCCAAAGAAATGGCAAGTAGCGTAAAAAATGCGGTTACAGGCTTTTTTGACATTCATTCGCCGTCTCGTGTGATGAAACAAGTTGGTGGCTGGATATCAGAGGGCTTGGCAATTGGTATCGCCTATAAAGCACCGATAGCAGCCAAAGAAGCCAAAAACCTTGCTAAAAGCGTAAAAAACGACCTTGAAAGCGAACTACAAAAAACCGCAGAAGAGATATTTTTAACCAAACAGCACATTGCAGGCAACCCATACGCCCAGCTAACCAAAGACATTGCCTTTGGTAAATACGGCAAACAAGACACTAGCCGATTACAAAAGTTGGCACAAGAGCAAATCTTACAAAGCAATATTTTAACGCTCACCCAACAGCTGCATGAAGCCCAGCAAAATCTCGCCAATGTGGGGTTGACTAATATTGAAATCATGCAAAGATAATATGATGAAACCGACAAATCTGTCCGAGCGTCTTTGGATTTGTTTGAGCAAGTCAAGAAAACAAGTCAAGAGCTAATTGATGCAACCAATCGCCATGAGGCGACCCAAGAGTTTGAAAGCACGCTAAAAGACATCAAAAAACAGATGGCAATAATGGGTAGTCAAGAGCCGTTGGCTGAGTTTTTATATGACTTACAAAACGCTGAGAAATATGCTTATTATACCACTGAGCAGTTGGCAACTCTTAAAGATGAGATGATTAAGCTACAAAATGCCAAAGACGCCAAACAAGCAAGCGATGGCATTGAGGAAAGTCTAAAAGATATTAACAAACAGCTGGCATTGCTAGGCAGTAATCACCCCTTAGATGACTTTTTTTATGAGCTTGAACAGACAGACAAATACGCCCATGCGACCACTGATGAAATCAATGAGCTAATAGACGCCATCTTTAAGCTACAAGCCGCCAAAGATACGCTAAATGCCAAACAAGCATTTGATACGCTAATGAAAGATACAGCACTGGCAAATGAAACGCCAGCTCAAAGGCTACAGCGTGAATATGATGAAAAAATGGCGGTAATTGATAGGTATGAGCAAATGCACAGCGATAAGCTTGAAAATGCCACAAGCCTAAGACAGCAAATCACCGAGCGATATGAGCAAGCCGAAAAAGATGCTAAAGTCAAAAACTATCAAGAGCATTTAACAGCATTTGCAGGGTTTTTAAAAAACACAGCAGGTGAGCAGTCCAAAGCCTACCGTGTGATGTTCGCTGCGTCAAAAGCCTATGCCTTGGCGGATGTGGGCGTTAAAATGGGTAAGGCGGTTGCTGATGCTTGGGCAGACCCATCAGCGGTGACAATTTGGCAGAAACTTGCCAATGTCGCCAAAGTGTCTTTGGAACAGGGGCATGTGTTAAGCATGATTAATGCCATTAGCCCCAAAGGGTTTGCCACAGGGGGCTACACAGGCAACATGGGGATAAATCAAGTGGCAGGGGTGGTACATGGTCAAGAATATGTACTAAATGCCAAAGCTACAAAGCGTATCGGCGTTGGCAATCTTGAACGGCTAAACCGTGGTGATGGCATTGGTGGTCATGTCAATCATATCAATGTCCATGTAACCGTAAACTCTGACGGTAGTAATGTCCAAGCCGATACCCAAATGGGTAAAACCATGGGCGAAGCCATGGCAAAAATCGCTCGGCAAGTCGTGATACAAGAGAGCAAACAAAACGGACATCTTGACAGGCTATACCGCAGATAAGCAAAAACCCAACTGTTTGCACCAGTTGGGTTTTTTATTACCCCTTTAAACGGTACTTAAAAGGATAATTTATGGTAAATTTTAACATAGAATTGGCAAAAAATGAAAACTTTTACATGGGACATATCGGCAGACAGTAGCGAAACAACCGCCTTAAACACCACCATAACCGCCTTTGGTGATGACTACGAGCAGGCGGTAAGTTTTGGCATTAACAACAGCCGTAAATCATGGCAGTGTTCAAAAACCGACACAAAAGCTGTCATTGATGAGATTTACCGCTTTTTAATTGACACAAAAGGCGTTGAGCCTTTTAACTTTAAGCCTTTAACCGATGAACCAAGTATCAAAGTCCGCCTAGATGGTGAGATATCACGCCAAAAGACGGGGGGGCGATGTTTGGCAAATTGGGTTTACTTTAAAGCAGGTTTTTTAACCCAAACCGCCCATCTGATGAGCGGTTTTTTAACTCGCCGACATTAATGTCGGTGACATACCCACAGCCCTTGTAAATCAAGTTCTTTTTTAGGAGCAAAAAAATGAGTGAAACAACTCTAACCGAAGTATCACGCACCGAGGCACAGGTATTACAGAGCTTTATCGCACAGGTGGACTTTTGGAAAAACCAACATGGCGATAAAGCTGCCACCATTGAAGTCATCTACTACCCTGAGGATGACGGCTTTGAGGTGGCGAACGGTGAGCCTAACAACGGCGTGCTAAAACGCAATCGCACCACGGCGTTTCGTGCTGACCTTTTAGCGTGGGCGTCCAATCAACTGCGTCAGCTACAAGGCTGGGACAACAGCCAAACGGTAACCGAGTTTAGCCTATCTTATAAAAATGACCGATATGGGGTGCGTGCTGCCCTTGCTAGTGAAACCACAGACAAGGCAGATGATGGGGCTGAGCAAACACAGTAAGCAAGTTAAGTAAATTAGCTTAAGATTTGTGTTAGTAATCTGCCAAACTGGTAAGTTTAACTTACTAGTTAAACTGGGAAGTAATAGCCTAAGTGCTTAGCGTTATGCAGGCACTTGGGCGGATTAATCAAATGAGATTGCCATGAGTTTTAACACAGACATACAACAAACCACCGTACAAGGCTTTATTACCTTGTACGAATTAGACGCACGAAAATTGGGCGGTGAGATTTACCGCTTTCATGGGCATAACGATGGGGTGATTAGATGGCAGGGGCAGGATTTTCATCCCATCGCCATCAAGGCAGACGGCCTTGAAATGCGTTCAGATGGCAGGGCAAGCACGCCTAAGCTTAGCATTGGCGATAAGATTAATGGCATACAAGGGGCGGTATCAGCCCTTTGCCGATTGTATGATGATTTTGCAAGGGCTAAGCTTACTGTAACGCATACCCTGCAGGCGTATCTTGACAGCCATGATGCCCAAAATTACCGCCAGCAAGAATGGTACATAGAACAAAAGGTGAGCGAAAACCCAAGCCTTGGCATTGTAGAATTTGAGCTATCAAACCCTGTGGACTTTGAAGGGCAAAAAATCCCTGTGCGTCAAATCACCACCTATTGTAATGAAGCAGTCTGTGGTCGTTATCGTGGCGAAGTGTGTGGTTATACAGGTACAGCACGATTTACCCATGATGGCAAGCCAACCGATGACCCTACTTTGGACAGATGTAGCGGTTTATTAGCCCACTGTAAGTTAAGGGACAATGAAGGCAGTTTTTGTGGTTTTCCTGCCGCTGGTTTGGTTTAGTCAAGCGTTTTGGCATACTCAACCAAAGCGATTTTGATTGCCATTGCCTTAGAGCAATCCTTATGAGCCATAATCTGATTTAAGGCATCTAAAACATGAGGCTCAGTATGGCTAATGACAAGTCCGATGCGTGCCAGTGACTTATCAAAATAGTTAGCGGTTGCTTTTTTGCGTGCTTGCGGGCTTGCTTTATCTGCCATAAAAAATCCTTGATTTTTATAAAAATGGTGCTATGATAATGGGTAAGGAGTGGCTAGGCGTTTCCACCTAACCTGCCTTAGTAGCTGCAACTACCTTAGGCTTTTACTGTTAGTAAGCTGGATAGCTTAGCAACAGCAGGGCAATGATGATTGTGATTCTTAGCATTGCCTTTCCTCCTTATGTTACCGCTAGGCTTGTCCTAGCCCAATCAACACCCCTTGTGTTGATGAAATGTATTGTATTACAATATACAAATAAAGTCAATTAATTTCTGCGTTTTTTCGCAAAATTATTTGGCTTTTTTATTTTATAAGCCTTTGAATTATAAACAAATATTCAGCCGTCCAAGTACAACTTGGGCGGTTTTTTATTGGATAAACCATGCGACTAACCAAAACCATTAAAGAAGCTATCCACGCCCACGCCAAAATCTGCTATCCTGCTGAATGCTGTGGGCTTATCATAGATGGGCAGTTTTATCCTTGTGATAATATCACCCCAAATCCTTATGAGCATTTTGAGATAGACCCCAAAGATTTTGCCCGTGCTGAAAGTATGGGTCAAATACAAGCCATCGTCCATAGCCACCCAGATGGTAATGCTGAGCCGTCCGAGATTGACCGTGTGCAAATGGGCGTACATGGGCTAGATTGGGTGATTTGTGCTTTTGGTTACCACGCAGGTGGCAAAGAGTACTTTGATGTCAAATGCCATAAACCCAAAGCGTATCAAGCCCCATTATTAGGGCGTGAGTATCATCATGGCGTGCAAGACTGTTATAGCTTGGTGCGTGATTATTACAACCGTGAGCTTGATATTCACCTGCCTGATTTTCACCGCAGAGATGGCTGGTGGGGGGATGAGAACCATGAACCCTTATACGAGAAAAACTTTGCCAAAGCAGGTTTTATCAAGATGCAAGATGAAACCGACTTACAAAAGCACGATGTCATCTTGTGCCGTGTTGGGCGTACCCATCATGTCAATCATGCTTTGATTTATGTGGGCGATGGCAAGTTAAAAAGCGAAACCACGCCTGATTGTGTGGGTAATGCCCTAATTTTGCACCATCCCCATGGCAGTCTTAGCGTGCGTGAGATTTATGGCAAGGGGTGGGCAGATAGGACGGCAATGGTGGTGCGTCATCAGGCATTAAGTCAAACCAACTTGTAACTGCTTACCCAATTTGGCAAAAGCATTGGCAAGGGTGTCAATTTTGGTGGTGTGCGATAAATCCACAAGGCGGGTTAGACTTTGTGGCACAATGCCCATTCTTTTGGCAAGCTCAGCTTGGCTGACATTTTGGGCAATCATTTCGTTAAGCAGTAACACCTTTACCCATACAGACGGTGGCAAGCTAACCAAATGCTCGCCATCTTGTGCTTGGCTTGGCATTGGTACGGCTCGGTTATCTTCAAAATAAAACTCCATGGCGACCATTAAGGCATCTTGTGCCATGTCTAGGGCTTCGTCCGTGGTATCGCCTTGGCTGATGGCTTCTGGAATGTCACGAAAAGTAACGCAAAAGCCGTCTGTATCAGGGGTTAGGGTAACAGGATAGTGCAT